ATGGTGGACCCCGTGCAGCTGCTTCGCACCGACGCGAACACGCTCCGCATCATGGCCGCCGGCGTGCAGGCGGAGTCCCCGCTCGCGTTCCAGATGCTCGAGCGCGCGGCCCTGCTGTGCGAGAAGGAGGCGGCGGAGCGGGCGCGCGACGCCGCACAGGTCGCCGTGAGCCAGATCCCATCGCTGGGCGACCCGAACATGGCCGTTCGCAGCCTCGCCTACCGGAAGGCAGCGGTCGCGCTGTCTGCCGCGCAGGACGCGCTCAACGCCGCGTTGGCCAAGGCGGAGGTGCCCCGGTGATGCCGAGCCTCCGTCCCTCCACCCCCGCCAAGGGCGCTGCGGCCCGCGAGTCGGCCGCGGAGCGCGCGGCCACGGCCCGGCGCGCCCGCGAGCTGGCCGAGGCGCTGCAGTGCCCGGTCCCGCAGTGCGGCGGCACCCTCGAGGCGCCGCCAGACCACGCGCCCACCCGGCGGCCCTGGTGCCGGCGGTGCGAGCAGCGCATCACGCGCTGGCGCGAGGCCCTCGCGCGGATCCAGCAGCTCGAGGCCGCGCCGGCGCGGCCGGCCGTGGCGCCCGTCGCCGCGCCGCCCGCCAGCGTGCCGGCCGGGCGCCTCGAGGCGCTCGCGCGGAAGCTCGCCGCCGCCGAAGCCGAGCTCGAGGTGCTGCGCGGCGTCTTCGCGCAGCGGAAGCGCTACCTGCCCACCTGCATGAAGTGCCGGAAGCCGCACAACTCGGCCAAGGGCGCGAAGCTCTGCACGCCGTGCCGGACCGCGCCGAAGCCGGTGGCGCCCCGGGCCTGCCACACCCCCGACTGCACGGGGACGGTGACGGCGAAGCGTGAGTGGTTCTGCCCCGCGTGCCAGGTGCAGAAGAAGACGCGCCCGTGCCGCACCGCCGGGTGCGCCGAACGCCTGCCGCGCGGGAGCCGGCTCGGGCGGGCGGCCGCGCGCACCCAGTTCTGCCCGTCGTGCACCGCGCGCCGGCAGGCCGCCAAGGCCGCCCGGCGGCGGCCGCGCACGGCGCAGGAGGTGCGCGCGGCGATCGCGCGCGCCGGCAAGCCGATGACGCTGGACGAGCTGCGCGCCGCGCTGCCGACGGTGCGGGCGACCGCCCTGCCGTCGGTGCTCTACCAGCAGTGCCAGCAGGGGAAGCTGCGGCGCGTCCGCGCCACGGGCGCCGGCGACCATCGCACGCGCTTCCGGTACGCCATCGCCACGCCGCGGAGGGCCGCCTGATGCGGACCGCCATGGACCCCGCCTTCACGGCGCCCCGCGCGCGCGGCACGGACGACCTGCCGCTCTTCGCGGCCCCGCCCGCGCCGCCGGCGCCGGCAAATATTCCGGCGAATATTCCGGCGCGCCCGCAGGACCACGCCCCCCAGGGCGCGCTGACGGCCGCGCAGCACGAGACGTTCCGCGCGCTGGTGCCGGTCGCGCGCGCGCTCATGCGCACGGGCGGCCCCGCCGGGAAGCCGGGCACCCTGCGCGCGTGGGAGGTCCTCCTTGAGGGGATGCACCGCGGCATCCTCGAGCGCCCGGTGCCCCAGTCGTTCTCGCGGCGCATGCCGTGGTTCATGGCGAAGGCCTGCGCCTTCGTCCCCACGGGCGAGCGGGAGCGCGTCCCGGCCGAGCACTTCCCGGACAAGCACAGCAACATTTGCACGGTTTGGCGCTCGGCCTCGGGAGGTGCCCCGTGAGCAAGCAGCGACTCTCCGATGCGGCCAAGACCGCGGTCCTGTTCGAGGCCGCGTGCGAGCTGCACGACCAGTTCTCCGTTTCCTACCAGGCGCCGACGCTGGCCCGCGAGTGGGCCCTCGTGAGCGAGGTCCTCGAGTCGACGGGCAGCGGTGGAGGCCGGGCGGACCTGTTCGCCGTGAACCTGTGGCAGTCGCGGCATCAGGTTATCGGCTACGAGATCAAGGCCAGCCGGGCGGACTTGCAGCGCGAGCTGAAGGACCCGGCCAAGGCCGCGCGGTTCGCCCGCTACTGCCATCAGTGGCGGCTCGTGGTGTGGGACCGGACCTGGCTGCTGGACGGTGGCCTCGTGCGCCGCGATATCCCGGGCACGTGGGGACTCTACGCCTACGACGCCGAGGCGGGCGGGCTCAAGGTGGTGCGGCCCGCGGTGAAGTTGCAGCCGGACGAATGGCCGCGGCACTTCACGCTGGGACTCCTGCGGCGCGCCATCGAGACGGGCGCCGGCACGGCGGTCCTGCTGCGCGCGGTCGAGCAGGCCTCCGAGCGTGGCGCTGCGCACGGCAAGCAGGTGGAGGCGGCGCGGATTCGGCAGCTGCTGGCGCCGCTCGACAGCGCCGTGCGGGAGTCGATGGGTCTGCGGTGGGGCCGCCCCACGATCGAGGACATCATCGCGTTCGCCGTGTCGAAGCTCGCCAAGGAGGAGGAAGCCGCATGATCGCCTTCGCCTGGGTGTTGGGCTGGCTCGCCACGTGGGCCTGCTGCTTCCTCGCGGCGCTGACTCTTGAGGATCCGCCGCGCCGGGCGCCGACGAAGTGGGAGGTGGGCGGGTGACGCGCCTCCTCACTTCCGTCCGCGCCGCCGTGTCGCTCGCCTTGCTCTGCGCGGGGCTGGGGCTGGTGCTCCTGGCCGACTGGCTCCACAGCCCGGAGGCGCCACGTGCGTAGCGTGCTCCGCTTCCTTCTGCGCCGCCGGTACCGCGAGTGGTCGCGCCGTGCGTGGTTCGCCGGCGTGTCCTTCGACCCGCTCGCCTTCCTGATTGGGTGGCAGCTGTGGATGTCATGGTGGAAGGGCGACAGCTGGGGGATCTGGATCTCCATCGGCCCGCTGCAGCTCACCTGCGGCACGCACGGGGACCCGTTCTGATGACGCCCCGCGACTACCCGCGCGAGATCGCGGCGCTCCTGTCCCGTCAGGACGCCGCCGGCCTCGCCGCGCTCTGCATCGAACTCCACGGGAAGCTCGCCGCGATCCTCGACGAGCGCGCCGGGGCCGCCGCCCGCAAGCGGCGGCAGCGGAAGCGTGAGCAGGGCGAGCTCTCCCTCGAGGTGCCGGTTACCAGGCCGGCCCTCGTGAGCAGCGCTGCGCCGGCGGTGCCGTCCGCCGACGCCCCATCCGTGCCCCTGCCAGGGGGAGCCGTGTCGACCGCGTTGCCAGACGCGCCGATCCACCGCACGCCCGCGGTGCCGTCCGCGGCGATCGACGCCGTGCCCGGGACTGCCATGTCCCGTGACATGGCGCCGTGTCCCGTGACGTCACGGGACATCTCCCCTTCTCCCCCCACACCCCCTACTACCCCTCTAGAACTACCGGCTGTTGCTACTGCCGCGCGCGAGGGGCTGCCCTGGTCGGTCCGGCTGACCGTCGCCGCCAACCGCGGCCTCGCCGTCGCTCAGCGGGTCCCGTTCGACCTGCTGCCGCGGCCGCTCATCTCGAGCGCCGGCTTCACCGCGACGATGGTCGCCGAGCTGCAGGCCGCCGGCGTGCCGCTCGAGTTCGCGGAGCAGCAGCTCTTCGAGCTCGCCAGCACGTGGAAGGGCGCGCAGCCGCCGAACTCGCTGCGCTACTGGCTCGCCCCCGTGCGCGACGCCTGGGCGCGGCAGCAGGAGCGCCAGCGCCCCGCCTCCACCCCGGCCGCCGGCACGCCCGCGGCCGCGCCCCTCACCCTCCGCCGCGTCACCGGATGACGACCCCCACGAAGCCCCAGCGCACCCCCGAGGAGGTCGCCGCCGCCGTGCAGGCGCGCCGCGAGCTCGACGCGCTTGAGCACCAGCAGCAGCTGCGCCGGCTCTACGAGAAGAAGGCCCGGCAGGAGGCCGCGGTCCACCAGCTCGCCACGCCCCCGCTCTACCAGGGCGTCACGCTCGAGCAGTTCCGGCAGCACGGGCCGCTCGAGGACCGCCAGAAGCAGGCGACGTGCATTGCCGCCGGCCACCGCTACCTCGCCCAGTGGCCGGACGTCGAGGATGTCCTGCTCCTCACCGGGACCTACGGATCCGGCAAGGGGCACTGGGTCTGGTCGATCGCGCAGCACTTGGCGGCGACCGAGGGCGTGCAGGTCCGCGTGCACAAGCTGGCCGACATCGTCCGCGACCTGCGCGCCTCCTGGCGCACGCCGGATGCGGAGGCGGAACGCTCGGTGCTGCGCCGGCTCCGCGGGCTCGACCTGCTCGTGATCGACGAGGTGAGCCGCCACTCGTTCTACGGGGAGCCCACCCAGCACCTGTACGACCTGATCGACCACCGGATCGAGCACCGGCGGCCGACGATCCTGACGTCCAACGAGCCCCTCGAGGTCCTGCGCGAGATCCTGGGCCCCGCCGTCTTCAACCGACTCGAGGGGCACGCCGGCCTCCTCGACTTCGGCAACGCGAGCTGGCGCACCCGCCACGCGCGGGGGGATGGCGATCGATGAGCGAATCGCTGGTGAGCAAGACGACCGTGGAGCCGGTGCGTCCGCGCGTCTACGTGGCGGGCCCGATGCGCGGTCGGCCGAACAACAACGAGGACGAGTTCAAGTACGTCACGGGTGGCCTGCGGGCCATGGGCTTCGACGTCGTGAGCCCGCTCGAGGTGTGCGCGGACATGCCGAAGGGTCTCGAGCCGGAGGACTACCTGCGGCGTGACATCGCGGCGCTCGTCACGTGCGATGGGATCGTGCTCCTCGACGGATGGCACGACAGCGTCGGCGCGCGCGCGGAGGCGGGGGTCGCGCTCGCATGCGGCCTCAAGTTCTACAGTGTGCGCGGCGAGCCTTTCGCACCGGGCCGGATTCCCAGAAGCATCGGCGTCGCGGGGTACGATCGTCCCACCGCGGAGGCCCTTGCATGAAGCGCCTCGTCTGCTGGGCCCTCGGGCACGTGTGGAAGCACCAGTACGGCAGCACCAACCCTTACGAGGTCACGATCCGCTGCGACCGATGCCGCGCGATGGTGCGCGTCCGCCAGATGGGGCCACCGGGGGTAGCATGAGCGACCAGGTCAAGGAGCTGGAGCGGGAAGTCGAAGAGGCCGAGGACGCGCTTATGACACCGCAGGCACCGCACGCGATTGCGGGATGGGCAACACGCATCGGCAAACTCCGCGATGCCGCCCTCGCGCTGGGTGCGGCGAGAGAGCGGGCGAACTCGGACGCTGCGGCGGCACAGGCGTGGCAAACAGTCACCGAAGGCATCGTGCGCTCGGGCTGGATGGTGACCTGGTGGATCCCCGCGGACGTGACCGTGCCGCGTGGAAAGAACCCCGGTTACGTCGTGCACCGCCGGCGCCCGCGTCGGGGCCGCGAAAGCCGCATGGTCGCGCACTATGAAGTTTGGGCCGAGACCTACGCGCCGACGCTCGCGGAGTGCGTGGAGAAGGCGCACACACTCACCGTCGCAGCCTCGCGAGTGGCGAAGGAGCACAAGGGATGATGAACAAGACGGAGTGGCCGCTCGCAGCCGCGGCCGTGTGCGTGGGGTTCGGCCTATTCCTGCTCGGATTCGGCATCGGCCAGCGCAACGCCGATCGTGCGTGCGAGGCCGCCTTGCGCGGTGCGACGGCGGCTGATTCACTGCGCTTCTATCGCGCAGCGGCGGGCGTGTGCTCGCAGAAGGAGGAGGCGTCCCGTGGCTGACGCGCCAACGAACTCGACGCCCACGCGCGAGGAGCCCATGACGTGGGACCGCCTAGCGCGAGAAGCGCAAGTTGCGGTCGAGGAAGGCGTGCTTCGCGCGCTGTCGCCGACGCCCACGCGCGAGGATGTCGTGAAGTTCCTCGGCTTCACCGCCGACTTCTCGTCTCCCGAGTCCCGAGCCAATCGCGAGGAAGTGCTGGCGCTTGTGGAGCGATTCGGAACGGCACGCCTCGCCCGCGCCGCGCTGGCGATGCTCGCGCCGGAGCCGATGGAAGCGCACGCCGACTGCGCGACCATGGACGACGTGTTCCGCGCGGTCGCGTGCCGGGCGCTCGGCCCGGAGTACCATGCCAACCCAGACGCGCTGCGCGCACGCTGGGAGGAGTTTCGTGCGAAGGGGTGGATGTGGTGGGGCCGCGCACTCGGCGCCTTCATCGCCACGGTCGTCGCGGAGCGGACGTCCGGACCCGACCGGTGGCGCGAGGGCGATGCGATCTACTACATCGGCATGTCCGAGGTGAACGACTCGTGCGGGCACTATGCCGTCGCCGCCCGCTACCGCCGTGCCGCGCAGCGGGCCAAGGGGATCACGCCAACCGAGGACGGGCGGTGAAGCACTGGCACGGCCCCCTCGCCGACCTGGGCGCCTACCTGCGCGCGCAGATCACGCCCCGCGCCCGCCCCGGCGGCTGGGTCGCCGTGCAGCTGCGCGGTGGCGCGCTCGTGGCCGTGCGCCGGAATGATGACGGCCTTGTCGAGTGGCGCATCGCGCGGAAGGACGCGCCCACCACCGATCAGGGCCGTGCGAAGTGGGAAGACGAGCTCCGCGTCTTCGTGCAGCACCTCGACCTGGGCCTCGCCGCCCGCCAACCGACCGACACGCGCGAGCCCAACGCTGCGCGCTTCATCGAAACCTTCGTGCCCGCCGATCGCGATGCCTGAACGCCGCCCCACCTCCCCCGACGAGCGCCGGCTCGCGCAGATCGCCTGGCGGCAGGCGATCCTCGCCGCCGGCACGGATCCGTGGGACCAGCAAGCCGCCGCCGACTACGCCTACCTGCTCGAGCGCCTCGGCGTCGAGCTGCCGACCCCCAAGCCCAACTAGCCATGACCCGCCAGCCCAACCCGCGCGACTCCTCCCCGCGGGGCGCCCTCAACCCGCCTCCCGAGCCGCGCGAGCGACTCCCGCGGGTGGGCACCACGTTCTGGGACGGGCGCTCGGTGCATACAGTGCGCGATGAGCCCTCGCTGGCCGACGTGCACGGGGCTTTCGTCGTGCGCGACGAGTGGCAGCGCACCTACCGCATTGGCTGGGACCCGGAAACGCGCCGCTGGGTCGGCGTGCCGCTCGGTCGTGCAACTCCCCAGGCTGCGCCGATCCTCCGGCGCGGCACACCCTGAGGCACTCTCACGTCGAGGCCTCATGCGTCGCTGGCTCTGGATCCTTCCCCTCGCGGCCGCCGCGGCCGCGTGCTTCCGTGATGCGCCCACTGCGCCGGCGTGCCGCGTGCCTGGCACCGTGCGGGATTCGTACCCGCTTACCTCGCCGAGTCGGCCCGACACGGCGTGGGTGATCTACTACCGCCCCCAGTGCTTGGCCCGATGAGCGACGAGCCACCCGTCCGTCCCGAGCGGCGACGCACCGCCTACATGGCGTCGGGGTCGCAGCCACCACGCTCGTCGCTCGAGCGCGTGCAGCTCGCGCGCGTGCGGATGGCGGACGCGCGGCGCGCCTACCAGCAGGCGCCAGATGCGACGAACTTGGCCGTACTCCTCGCTCGCATGGACCAGCTCGATTGCCAGCTCGACTTCATGCTCGGCCCTCACAGCCCCGTCGTCTGATGCCGCAGCGTCCTGCACGCGCTTGCTCGCGGTGCGGTGCCGCGTTCACGGGCCCGGCGTGCCCCCGCTGTCCCGCGTTTCGCGCGCCCGACGAGCGCCCCTCCGCCTCCGCGCGCGGGTACGGCGTGGACTGGCGCGCGCTGCGCGTCGAGGTGATGCGGCGCGATCCCATCTGCCGGATCTGCGGCGCGAAGCCCAGCCGCCACGCCGACCACATCGTGCCGCGCGCGCGCGGCGGCAGCGACGACGTGAGCAACCTGCAGGGGGTGTGTCACTCGTGCCACTCGCGGAAGACGGCCGCCCATGACGGCGGCTTCGGCAACCCGGCAGGTCCTGCCTAGTGTTGCACCGACGCAACGTTGCCCCGACGCAACACCACCTAGGGGGAGGGGGGGTGGGAAAGTTTTGCCGGGTCCCAGAGGACCGCGCGCCCGGTTTTGCGTGCGCGCCCGCAGGTTTTCGCGGAGGGGGGGGGCCTGCCCGCCGCCCCCCCACCCCCCCATGGGCCTGAGGGGCCCGGCGCCGGAGCCCACGGCCCTCCGCGACCTCAAGGGCAACCCGGGGCACCGGCCGCTCCCCGCCGATGAGCCGAAGCCGGAGGTGGGCGAGCCGCCGCGGCCGCGCCATCTCTCGCCCGTGGCGCGCGGCGCCTGGACACGCCTCGTGCCGCTCCTCCTCGAGCTGCGCGTGCTCACCGTGGCCGACGGGTTCGCCCTCGAGGCGATCTGCGAGGCCTACGCCATGTGGCGGAAGGCGCAGAGCGTCCTCACGAAGGAGGGCTTCAGCTACGAGATCCAGGTCACCACGAAGCAGGGGAGCACGTACACCCAGATCGTGCCGCGCCCGGAGGTCAAGATCGCCGCGGAGGCCTGGCGGCGCTGCCTCACCGGCCTGCAGCAGTTCGGCCTCACCCCCTCCGCCCGCACTCGCGTTCGTGCGATCCCCGCCAAGGCCACCCAAGACCCGCTCGCCGCGCTCGCCGAGCTCGCCGCCGCCGCCCGCCGCGGCGCCTGAGCCGGTCACGGATCCGGCCACCGACTACGCCCGGGACGTCGTGGCGGGCCGCGTCGTGGCGGGCCGGCTGGTGCGCCTTGCCTGCCAGCGGCACCTCCGCGACCTCGTCGAGGGGCCCGCGCGCGGCCTCCAATGGAATCCGCAGCTGGCCCGGGTCGTCTACGCCTTCTGCGGGCTCCTGCACCACTCCAAGGGCGAGTGGTCGGGCAAGCCCGTGCAGCTGCTCCCCTGGCAGCTCTTCGTGGTGGGGTCGCTCTTCGGCTGGCTGCGCACGGATGGGACCCGCCGGTTCCGGACGGCCTACATCCAGATCGCGCGCAAGAACGGCAAGAGCACGCTCGCCGCCGTCATCGCGCTGGTGTGCTTCGTCCTCGACGGGGAGGGCGGCGCGGAGGTCTACTCGGCCGCCACCACGCGCGACCAGGCGAAGATCGTCTTCGAGGAGGCCCGGGAGATGGTGCGGCGGTCGCCCGCGCTCAAGAAGCGCATCGCGATCGCGAAGCGGAACCTCTCGATCGAGGCGACCCGGTCCAAGTTTGAGCCGCTCTCCTCCGACTGGAACACGCTCGACGGCCTCAACCCACACGCGGCGATCGTCGACGAGCTGCACGCGCACAAGGATCGCGGCCTCGTCGACGTGATCGAGACGGCGTTCGGGGCCCGGCGGCAGCCACTCCTCGTCTACATCACCACCGCCGGCCAGTCGCGCGAGTCGGTGTGCTACGAGCAGCGCGCCTTGAGCGAGCAGATCGTGACGGGCGTCTTCACGGACGAGACCTACTTCGCCTACGTGGCCGAGCTCGACGAGGCCGACGATTGGCGAGATGAGCGCACGTGGCTCAAGGCGAACCCCAGCCTCGGCGAGGCCGTCAAGCCGGACGAGCTGCGGCAGCTGGCGCAGCGAGCCGAGCGCGCGCCGGCCCGCCAGGAGCCGTTCCGCCGGCTCCGGCTCAACACGTGGACCGACAAGGTCGCCACGTGGCTGCCGATCGAGGTCTGGGACCGCTGCGCGCCGCACCCCGAGCGGCCGACCCTCACGATCGACGACGCGGCGCTCGCGGGGCGCCGCTGCTTCGGGGGGCTCGACCTCTCCTCCAAGCTCGACCTCACCTGCCTCTGCCTGGTCTTCCCGCCGCGCACGGATGACCCGACCGAGCCGTGGGTGGCGCGGTGGCGGGTGTGGGTGCCGGAGGACACGCTGACGCGCCGGATGGAGCGTGACCGCGTGCCCTACCAGGCCTGGCGGGAGGCCGGCTGGCTCCGCGTGACCCCGGGCAACGTGGTCGACTACGACTTCATCGAGGAGGAGATCCGCGCGGCCGCGGCCACCTTCGAGGTCGTCGAGCTCGCCTTCGACCAGTGGAACGCGACGCAGCTCACCACGCACCTGGCCGCCGAGGGGCTCCCCCTCGTGGAGGTTCGGCAGGGCTACAAGTCGATGAACCCGCCGATCACCGAGCTCGAGCGCCTTTTCACGGCCGGCCTCCTCGCGCACGGCGACCACCCGGTCGCGCGGTGGACCTTCGCCAACGTGACCCCCAAGACCGACGCCGGGGGGAACCGCATGTTCGACAAGAAGACGAGCCGCGACCGAATCGACCCCATGGTCACACTGGCTATGGCGGTGGGGCGTGCTATCGTGTCCCCCGACGCCGGATCCATGTACGAAACCTCCGACCTCCGCACCCTCTGATGGCCGAGACGCCGCCGGATTCCCCGCCGCCCGCCCCCGCCGCCGACACGGCCCGCGGGCTCGACCTGCTCATCACGATCGGCGGGGCCGCTGTCAGCACCGGCGCGGGCTGGTACAGCCCCCCGCTCTTCCTCATCGTGGCCGGAAGCCTGGCCTTGGGGATCGGGCTCTGGGCGCTCAAGCGGAAGGCGGCATGAGCGGGCTCCTGCGCCTGCTCGAGCGCCGCGACCGCGTGGGCCCGACGGCCACCCCCGCGGCGTCGGCCCCCTGGCTCGAGACGCTGCTCGGGGGCCCATCGGCGGCGAGCGGGGTGCAGGTGACCCCCCGCAATGCCGTCAACGTCGCCGCGCTGTTCGCCGGACTCCGACTGCTGGCGTGGTCGCTCGCGCAGCTGCCCCTGCCGGTGCTGCGGCGCAAGGCGGGCAAGAGCGTGGAGGCGCGGAGCCACCCGCTCTGGAACCTGCTCAACGAGTCGCCCAACGGCCTGCAGACGGCGTTCGAGTTCCGTGAGCTGCAGATCGGGTACGCCCTGCTCTACGGCAACTCGGTCGCGTGGCAGGAGACGACCGCGGGCGGCAGTGTGAAGGCGCTGTGGCTCCTCAACCCCGAGCGCGTCAAGTTCTGGGTCACGCCGGATGAGCGGCGCCTCGTCTACGAGTACCGGCCGCGCACGGGGGAATCGCGCTACTTCGCGCAGGATGAGGTCCTGCACCTGCGCGGCCCCCTCGGGAACCTCTACGTCGGGTACAGCCTCGCGGACCTCGCGCGGGAAGCGCTCGGCATCGCGCTCACGGCCGAAGAGCACGCGGCGCGCTTCTTCGCCAATGGCGCGACGCCGAGCGGGGTGCTCACACACCCCAAGAAGCTGAGCGACGAGACGTTCAAGAAGCTGCAGCGGCAGTGGGACAACCGCTACGCGGGCGCCGGGAACGCGCACAAGACCGTGGTGCTCGAGGAGGGCCTCGACTACAAGCCGCTCGCGCTGGCGCTCAAGGAGCTGCAGTTCCTCGAGCTGCGCCAGTTCCAGGTCACGGAGATCGCCCGCTGGCTGGGCATCCCGCCCCACACGATCGGCGACCTCGAGCGGAGCACGAACAACAACATCGAGCACCAGGGCATGGAGCTCGTGCGGCATGCGCTCGGCCCGTGGGCCGTCCGGATCGAGCAGCGGCTCAAGATGAGCTGCCTCGGCAGCGTCGAGCGGGAGTCCTACTACTTCAAGCACCGGATGGAGGCGTTCCTACGCGGCAATACGCTGGATCGCTTCCGGGCCTACACGCTCGGCCGCAACGGTGGCTGGTTGTCGGTGAACGACATCCGGGGGTTCGAGGATCAGGAGCCGGTCGACGGGGGCGACGTCTACCTGAGCCCGCTCAACATGGTCCCAAGCACGATGGTCGAGGACATCCTCGCCGGCGGCAGCGCGCCGCCGCCGGCCCTGAATCCGAGCCAGGGGAGCGGCGGCGGCGACCCGACCACGCGCAGCCGACCGGTCGGGGAGCCGTTCATCCCGCTCGCGCTCGACATCGCCGAACGCTGCGTGCGGCGGGCGGCGCACGAGGTCCGCCGCCTCGCGCGGCGCGACGGCCCACAGGCGGCCGACGTGAGCGCGCACGAGGCGTTCTGCGCGCGCGCCTTGAGCCCCCTGGTGCACGGCGTCGCCCTGCAGGTGGCGGGGCACGTGGGCGCACGCATCGACCTCAGCGCGGCGGTGGATTTCGCGACGCGATCCGCGGCCGCGCAGTGGAGCGCGGCGATGATGCCCACCGGCCGACCGCTGGACGCGGTGCCCGAGGATGCCGTCTGGCTGCGCACCGCCCCCGACCTGGCCGGGCGCGTGCTCGAGAGTCTCACCACCCACTTCACTGCCTGGGCCGCCGCCCAGCCGCCGACCGAGGAGGCCCCGACCCCATGAAGCGCTCCATCCGACAGGCCCCGTCGGGCCACGAGTTCCGGTACCGTGCCGAGCGCGTGCAGCTCGAGCAGCGCGACGACGTCCCGAGCGCGGGCGGTGCCGGCGACCTCACGCCGCAGGCCCGGCGGCTGCGCGGCCATGCCGCCGTCTTCGACACGCCCACGGCGATCGGCCCGGCCGACGACCCGTGGTGGATCGAGAAGATCGCGCGCGGGGCCTTCACGAAGACGATCGGCGCCGACGACATCCGGGCGCTCTTCAACCACGACGACGACAACGTGCTGGGGCGGACGACGAACGGCACCTGCCAGCTGAGCGAGGACGACGTGGGCCTCCTCAGCGTGATCGAGCCGGCGGACACGACCGTGGGCCGCGACGTGCTCACGCTGGTGGAGCGGGGGGACATCAACCAGATGTCGTTCGGGTTCCGCTGCATCGCCCAGACCTGGCAGGACCCGCCGATCGGGTCGATGGATCCGCCGACGCGCACGCTGACGGAAGTGCAGCTCTGGGACGTCTCGCCGGTCACCTTCCCGGCGTATCCGGAGACCGACATCGCGCTCGCCGAGGCGCGGGCGGCCGGGCTGGTGCGCCGGCTGCGCGGCGACGGCTGGCGCACGGCCGCCCGCAAGCGCGCCCTTGCTATCGCGGAGCTCCTCGTGTAACCTCGCGGGCGACAAGTGCATCACGAGGCGTTGCGCGGCCAGCGTTCACTGTTCAGTGGCGCGCGCGTGACGTAGCGCAGAGGCCGGTGACCCGCGGACGCGGGCACCACCCTGATCCGACCCCTTTCCCCAAGGGGCCGGCGGGTGGTGCCCGCGTTGCTCGTTTCCGAGCCCTTGAGCGCCCTCCGCGGCCCCGCCACGGAGACCGCCCATGGCGCTCAAGGACCTGCTGCAGAAGCGCAACGCCCTCGTCGAGAAGGCGCGCGCGATCAACGACGCGGCCGAGAAGGAAGGCCGCGCGCTGACGGACGAGGAGTCCCGCAACTTCGACCAGGCGATGGCCGACGCCACCGCCCTCAAGACCCAGATCGACCGCGCCCAGCGCCTCCGCGAGGCGGAGCTCGAGGTCGCGGCCGAGGGCGGCGCGGCCGACGCCGAGGACGGCGAGGCCCGCGGCGGCCGCCCCGCGGGCGCGCCGGAGGCGCGCACGATCGGCGCCGGGCGCTTCGCGCTCCGCCTCGACGACGTGCCGGCCGAGCAGCGCAGCATGATCGAGGCGCGCGCGAGCGACCGCTACAACGCGGCGTTCCGCAGCTGGCTGCGGACGGGCGATCGTGAGGCCCGCGCGCTCGACGCGCAGAGCGGCCCGGGTGGCGCCTTCGTCGTGGCGCCCGTGCAGTTCGCGCAGCGGCTCATCCAGGCGATGGACGACATCTGCTGGATCCGCCCGCTGGCCACGGTCGAGCTCGTGCCGTCGGCGCTCTCGCTCGGCATCCCGTCGCTCGACGCCGACCCGGCCGACGACGACTGGACGTCGGAGCTCGCGACGGGGGCCGAGGACAGCGCGATGAAGTTCGGCAACCGTGAGCTCAAGCCCTACCCGCTCGCGAAGCGCCTGAAGGTGTCGAACCGCCTCCTGCGGATCGCCTCGCTCGACGTCGAGGGCCTCGTCACGAAGCGCCTCTCGTACAAGACCGCGATCCCCGAGGAGAAGGCCTTCCTCACCGGCGACGGGGCGAACAAGCCGTTGGGCGTCTTCACGGCGTCGAACAACGGCATCCCGACCACGCGCGACGTCAGCAGCGGCAACACCACGACCGCCTTCACCTACGACGGCCTCGTGAACGCGAAGTACGCGCTCAAGGGCCCGTACCAGGCCAAGGCGAAGTGGCTGTTCCACCGGGACGGCATCTCGGCCCTCGCGAAGCTCAAGGACTCGCAGAACCGCCCGCTCTGGCAGCCGGCCATCCAGCTCGGCCAGCCCGACATGCTCCTGGGCATCCCCGTGCTCATGAGCGAGTACGTCCCGAACGTCTTCACGACCGGGAAGTACGTGGGCGCGATCGCCGACTGGTCCTTCTACAACATCGCGGACGCGCTCGACATCCAGATCCAGCGCCTCAACGAGCTGTACGCCGAGACCAACCAGACCGGCTTCATCGTCCGCAAGGAGACCGACGGCATGCCCGTGCTCGCCGAGGCCTTCGCGCGCGTCACCCTCGCCTGACCTGGCCGGCGGGCGCGCCCCGCGCGCCCGCCGCCCCTCTCTCTCCGGAGCGTCCCATGAATCTCGGTCATGACGTGAAGATCACCCGCGTGTCGGCGGCGGCCGCCGCCGGCATCACGGCGGTGAACAGTGCCGTCGTCGACACCCAGGACTACGACGGCGTGATGTTCATCGCGCTCTTCGGCACCATCACCGCCACGGGCGTGCAGTCGCTCAAGGCGCAGATGGGCGCGCTGGCGAACGGCTCGGACCAGGCCGACATCGCCGGCTCCAAGGCGACCGTGCTCGACACCCAGTCGGGCTTCGCCGCCGTGGTGGACATCGTCCGCCCCACGCAGCGCTACGTGCGCGGCGTGGTGCAGCGCGCCACCGCCAACTCCGTCGTCGACGGCATCATCGCCATCCAGTACCGCGCCGACAAGCGGCCCACGGTGCAGGACGCGGCCTCGATCGCCGCGACGGTGATCCTGCAGTCGCCCGCCCTCGGCACGCCGTAAGGCGCGCCCTCCCCTCCACTCGCGACGCCGGCCAGCGCGGGCGGCGTCGCGCGAGGTCTGCCCATGCGTATCCAGCTCACCGCCGTGATGGCGGGTCCCACCGGCTCCTACCAGGCGGGCGAGATCGCCGACGTCGACGCGGCGGAGGCGCAGGCGCTCATCGAGGGCGGCTACGCCGTCGCCGTCGAGGCGCCCGCGCCCGTCGTGGCCGAGCCGGCGACCGACACCCCGGTCCAGCCCTGACCGTGACGGCCGTCCTGGCGACCCTCCCGGAGGCCAACGCGTTCCTCGGCTTCACCGACAGCGATGCCGCGCGCGATGCGCTCGTGCAGCAGCTGCTCGATGGCGCCGAGGCGCTGCTGGTCGCCGACACGGGCCGCCAGGCGCGGCCGTTCGCGGTCGCACAGCCCAGCCGCGTCGAGCTGCAGGACAGCACCGGCACGGACTGGCTCTACCTCGACTACCCCGCCGCGACGAACGCCATCGCCGCGTGCGTGATCGGCCCCGACTTCGCCGTCCCGACGGAGACGCTCGACGTGACGCGCGTCGCCGTGCAGGCGGGGAGTCGCTTCATCCGGCGCCTCGACGGCGGGCGGTTCGGCGCCGCGGAGGTCCCGCGCGCCGTGCGCGTCACGTACAGCGCGGCGGCTGACCTGCCCGCCGTCGCGAAGGCGGCCGTGCTCCGCGCGACCGAGCTCCTCTGGAACCAGCGCGGCTTCGCGGGCCTCAAGGGCGATCGCGTCGCCGGCCTCGCGATCGACCTCGCGCCCAGCCTGCAGGCGCTCCCGGACTGGCGCCTCGCCTGCGACGCCACGGGGGACATCAACGTATGATGACCGCGCAGGTCGTGCAGGCGCGGGGATGGCGGGCCGTGCGCTTGCGGCCGACCACGCAGCGCTCCCGCACCGGCGCCACGCAGCGCGTGCCGAGCGACGACGATCGGCGGCCGTGCCGCGTGTGGCTCGAGTCGATCACGGCCGAGCTGGCCCAGCGCGTCTTCGGCCAGGTGCCGAACGTGACCGTGCGCGGCTACGTGGCCGCGGCGACCGACATCGCCCTCGAGGACCGGCTCGCCGTGACCGCCGGCCCGTTCCTGGGGACGTACCGCGTGGTGCGGCGCCTGCCGGCCCCGCGCGTCCACCCCAACGCCGTCGTCGAGCTCGGCCTCGAGGCGACGCCGGAGGCGGTGGCCCCGTGAGCGCCTTCAACCTCGCCGACCTCGCCAAGGGGGCGTCGCTCGGGCTCGACGGGTTCCTCAAGGACGTCAGCGGCGCCGCCAACGAGGGGCTCGTGGCGGGCGCCCGCGTCCTGCGCACCGAGATCAAGCGCGTCCTGAGTGTGCCGGGCACGGAAAGCCAGCCGGCCCCGCCCGGGGCGCCGCCGCACCGGCTGACCACGCCCAAGACCGCGAAGGCGACGGGGCGCGATGTCGCGGGCAGCCTGTACCGGTCCATCGGCATCGCGCGCGAGGGCGACGCGCTGCGCGTCGGCTCGCGCCTGTTCACGGCGCGCCTGCTCGAGGAGGGCGCGGGCGCGCTCGCGCCGCATCCCTTCATGGAGCGCGCCTTGGAGGCCGCGGCGCCGGCGCTCGAGGACGCCCTCGTGGGCACGCTGCAGAAGCGCATCGGCACGGGCGGCAGCTTCTTCGCCGCGGCGGACGCCGTGCGTGGCCGCACGGGGGGCTCGCCGCTCACGGAGGCCACCCGGTGATGATCACGGCCACCGACCCCCTCGCCGCGCTCGCCCAGGGCCTCGTCGCCGTCACGGACATGGCCGCGGGCGTCGTGGCGCTCACCGGGCGTCCCGATGGCAACCTGCTGCGCGGCGGGGACGATGGCCTCCGTGAGGTGGGCGCCGGCCGCCTGGCCTACCAACTGCGCCCCGTGCGCCCGGCGGGCTCCGTGGGGCGCTCGTACCTCGGTGACGTCTCGCTCCTGGCGCTCGCGCCCGATGACGAGCGCGCGAGCGCGCTCCTTGAGGCCGCCTTCGCGGCGCAGACGCCGGCTGCGTTCCTGGCGGCCGGCCTCGACGCGGTGTGGTACGGGAAGCAGGAGCGCGCCATCGAGCCCGTCACGATCGCCCCCAACGTCGCGCTCGTCGAGGCGACGCTCACGGGCACCATCTGGTTCACCCTTCCCTAACCCGAGAGTCCGCATGCGCGTGAAGATGCTGGCCACCATCGAAGGCTCGCCCGCCACCGGCGCCGTGCGCCGGGCCGCCGGCGAGCAGTTCATCATGCCCGACGACGAGGCGCAGGCCCTGATCGACGACGGGGTCGCGGCCTTCGTGGCGCACGACCCCGCGCCGCCGCCCCCGCCGCCTGCGCCCGCGGCGGCGCCCGAGGCGGCGTCGACCCCCACCGAGGAGTAGGCCGCCATGCCCATTCGTGACCAGATGATCGACCGTGCCGACTCCCTGTGGATCGGCGAGGACAAGTCGGGCGGCGCCAGCACGACGCTGAGCGCGGGGGCGACGGCCGGCGCGACGACGCTCGCGGTCGGCTCCATCGCCGGCATCAGCACCGGCATGGTGCTGCGCGTCGGCGGCGAGGACGCCATGGAGCTGGTGCAGGTGAACGGGACCCCGAGCGCCGGCAACGTGCCGCTCGCCAGCCCCGGCCTGCAGCGCGACCACGCCTCGGGGGAGGCGGTCGTCGAGCAGATCGTCTACGACCTGGGGGACGCGGCCGACATCATGGCCGAGCACTCCGCGCAGCAGACGAGCATCCCCGTCGCGACCTCGCCGCTGCCGTTCGGTACCCTCGCCGGCTACACCGAGCAGGGCGTGAAGTTCTCGATCCCGACGCAGACGATCCACCAGATCGCTCTCGCGCTCGGCATCCCCACCGCGCGGGTGCTCGGCGCGGGCACGCTCGCGGATCCGACGCAGCTCTTCACCGACGGCTCCGACTTCAGCACGGCCACGCGGTGGGCGCACGCGGCCGCGGTGCGCGAGGATGGCTCGATCGTGCGCGTCCTCTTCCCCGCCTGCCAGAGCGACCACACGGTGCACGGCTTCAAGATCGCCCAGGGCACGCCGGCCCCGACGCCGGTGAAGCTCGTGGCGGGGGCGGAGCCGGCCTACTTCAACGGCGCCTGGAACGCGACGCCACCCCTCTCGCTCCTCCTCCGCGCGACGAAGGGGAAGCTCATCGAGCGGCTGGTCGAGGTCGGGCTCATCGTCGACGACGCCATCCTGAGCACGACCGTGGCGAACGCAGCCGCGAAGGACGCGCAGAGCCTGACGCTCGCGAGCGGCACGGGCGCGGCCGCCGGCCAGTGGCTCCGCCTCTCCGGGCCCGGGCGCCGCGACGACCTCGTCTTCATGAACGCCCCGAGCGGCGCGGTCATGAGCCTCCGGACCCGCCTCGGCTACGCGGCCGCCGTCGGCGACCTCGCGGTGGTGCAGAAGCTGGTCCCCTTCGGCGGGTGCGCCGAGGAGGGCATCGACTTCCAGACCGGCGGGGAGGTCGCCGCGATCCGGCTCGGGACCAAGCGCGGGCAGGTCGCGATCAAGAACCGGCGCGCGGAGGGCCGGCTCTCGTTCATGGTGGTCGACTTCACCCTCGACAACATCCGGCAGGCGCTGGGGCTCCCGACGGGCAACCTGTCGGGCAGCCGCCTCAAGGTGGACACCTCGCTCTTCACCAACTACGTCAACGGCGTCTACGTGAAGGGGCTCTACAAGGACGGCTCCACCTTCTGGACGGTGCTCGCGGGGGCGGATGCGATCGCGCAGGCGCTCTCGCTCGCCTTCACGAACGCCGACATCGCGAAGCTCCCGCTCGCCTACCAGGCGAACAGCGCGATGCGCTTCCTCGCGCACCCGTAGGGGCGCGATGGACGTCATCCACCAGGCGGACCTCGCGGCGCAGGCGGAGCTCTTCGCCGCGAACCTCCTGCGCGCCGGGGCGCTGACGGCGGCCGAGCTGGCCGCCCTGCGCCCCGGCGCGGGCGCCGCCGTGCCGGACACCGCCGAGGGGTGGCTGGGGTTCCTCATCCAGCTGCACCGCCGGCACGCCGTGCTGCACGCCCGGACGCCGGCGGGCGGCGGCGAGGCCGCCGTCGACCCGATCGACCGCGTTGCCCTCGAGGCGCTCGCGGAGCGGCCGGCGGTGGTCACCCTGCTGGTCCCGCCGGATGCCGCGCACGCGCAGGTCGCCCTTGCGCCCAAGTCCTGGCAGGCGCTCACGCACTGCTGGGACCGGGACGGGGCGATCGCGTGGCTCTCGGACCTCCTCGAGAGCGCCACCACGGCGGCCGAGCCCCCGGACTACGCGTGGCTCGCGCAGGCGCGCGAGGAGCTCATCTACCAGCAGGCGCTGCAGGTGTGGGCGTTCAGCCATCCCGGGCCGCAGCTGCCCTGGGATCCCGCGGGGCCGCCGCCGGCGACCGTGCCCGCGTGGATCCTCGCGCTCGACGCGCGCGACGTCCTGCACCTGCAGATCGTCGCGCACCAGCAGCACGCCGAGGCCTTCCGGGCGCTGGGCGCCCTGCAGGGACGTCCGGTGGAGGGCACGCGCCGCCGCCCGCTGCCGTGGGCCACCTTCTTCGGCGCGATCGCGGCCGAGGCGGGGGTGCCGGCGGCGACGCTCATCCGGGACCGGAGCCTCGTAGCCGTCCTCGCGCAGGCGCGGGCCGCCGCGGCCGCCGCGCAGCCGGATCCGGACGAGCGGCGCGCCGCCGCCACGGGAGCGCGGTAGGTGGCCGGCAAGGCGATTCGCGAGCTGTTCTTCGAGCTTCGGGCCCGCACCCAAGGGCTCGAGGAAGATCTGCGCTTCGCGGAACGCCGACTGGGGCAGACGGCGAAGTGGGTGATGGCGAACCCGGTCGTCGCCGTGGGAGCGGTCGGAGCGGCCTTCGTGACGGCGGGGCTGGCTGCCGCCAAGTTCGCGGAAGATCACGACAAGGCCATGCGGAGGGTGGGTGCGGCGACGGGAGCGACAGTCGAGCAGCTGAGGGCTCTCAGTCGCGCCCAACGTGAGCTCGCAGTCGAAACCGGCCGGAGCATTGAGGAGCTGGATGCAGCGGCGCAAGCCGTAGCCCGAAAGGGCGTGCAGTCGCCCGAAGAGATCACGCAGCGCTTGCGCGCGGCAGCCGTGGCGGCGAAGGCCACTGGTGAGGAAATCGGGGCGGTGCTGGAGGGATTGGATCAGGCCCTCGACACGTTCTCGCTGACGAGTGACCGCTCCGGAGAGGTACTCGGGAAGCTCTTCGCGGCATCACGCGGCAAGGCCAGCCTCGAGGAGCTCTTCGAGGGGATCGCAAAGGCCACGCCTCTCATCCGCGCGAACCGGATGGAGCTCGACCAGTTCGCACGCGTACTTTCGGCCGCAATTGACCGCGGGTACGGCGGCAAGAAGCTGGCGCCTTTCCTCGAGTCACTGAACGCCACCGACTTCACGCGGCTCGCCACCGAAGCTCCGCGCGTCGCTCACGGCCTCGACCAGATGGTCGCTGCCGCCGAGCGCGCGGAGACGCCGAGCGACCGGTTTGCCAGGACCTGGGCCAGCATCAAGGACACATTCCTCGAGGTTGGCACGGTCGCCCTGCCGGCCGTCGAAGGTGGCCTTCGGGCCTTCACCGATGCGTGGATGGGAGCAAAGTCCGCGATCGGCGGCATGACAGTGAAGGATTACCTGCGCGTGCTGCGCCAGTCGGCTTCGGATGTCGGCACGATGGACGAGATCGGCGGTCTCAACAACGCAATCGAGGCGGTCCGCGCAATCCGCGAAGCGGTGGCCAAGCGAGCGTTTTCGTGGGCATCGCTCGACCCGGTCCAGCGCGCTCAGGTTCGCGACTGGTTGTCGACCTTGCAGCAGGCTCAGGAGCGGCGGCAGAAGGCCATGAACGTCGCCGCCGACTCTGAGTTCGACTTTGCTCGCACTTTCGGATGGACGGCTGCGGATGTCTCTGCGGTCGCAGGGGCAGGAAGGCGTACTACACCGCGCACGGGCGATGACCTCGACCGCCGCGCGCAGCAGAAGGCGCTGCGGGAGCTGAACCAGCGCCTCGGCGACCTGTTCGACCGCTTCGTCTCGCCGGCGGGCGGCGGCGAGGCGGCCGGCGTCAACAAGCTCTTCGACCAGCTGCGCGCGGACGGCGAGGGCCTCCTCAAGGACAAGAGCCAGCTCGATGAGTGGGTGCAGGGCCTCGAGCGCCTGCGCGCCGCCGCGCTCGTCCGCGCCGACGACAAGACGATCCTCAAGGCTGTTGAGGAGCAGGCGAAGAAGTTCATGAACACGCTCGGCGACGAGCCGATGACGGCGTCCGAGATGGAGCAGGCGGAGAAGCTCATCGCGAGCCTCAAGGAGCTCGTGCGCCGCCTCGGGCCGGACACCGCGGAGGGGGCCGCTGCGCAGGAGAAGCTCAACACGCTGCAGCAGCGCTACCTCAAGGGCGTGGGCGATGCCCGCATCATCAAGCGGGAATCGCTGAGCGATGACCAGCTCGCCATCCAGCGGCTGCAGATGCAGGCGCAGCTGATCGGGAACGCGGTCACGGGTGCGCTGCAGCTGGCGAGCGCGTTCGGCATGGTGGACGAGAAGACGGCCCGCGTGATCCAGAACCTGTCGCAGGTCGGGACGAACATTCCCGGCTTCATGAAGGCGCTCGAGGCCTACAACAACCCGACCACCGGGGGCAGCCTGAGTCAACTGTCCGAGGTGGCGGCATTCGGACTGTCGATCGCGGGCGGCCTCGCCGGCCTGCTCGGCGGCCTCCTCGACGACGGGGGGGCGGAGCGCCGCCGTGTGCTCGAGGAGAACACGGCGGCGCTCGCGCGGCTCACCGACCACATCGGCGACCTCGCCGGCAGCAACGTCATGGGGAGCACGATCACCGCCGGCAAGGCGGTGGCCAACCGGTATGCGGGGACGATGCCGGAGATCCCCGCCATCAATCCCTTCAACGGCGCCCAGCGCACCCAGGCCGCGCTGGCACAGGCCCAGTGGCTCGCCAACGTGAAGGCGGCGTTCGCGGCGCAGGGGCTCTCGGGGACGAAGCTGGCGGAGCTGGCGCAGGCGCTCGGCATCACCCTCGACGGCACGGCGGCGTCCTACCAGAAGCTGCTGCAGGCCATCAAGGCGGCGGACCTGGCGGCGTTCACGGACACCTTCGCCGGCAGTCTCGCGCGCCTCGGCGCAGAGCTCAACGTCTACAACGTCACGGACCCGACCGAGAAGCTGCGGCGCACCGTGAAGGTGCTCACCGACACGAAGACCGGGATCCCCGCACTGGCGACGGCGTTCGCCGGGCTCGACCTCGGCAACGCCAGTGACCGCGCCGTCGCGATCGCGCGCCTTCAGAACCTCTTCGAGGCCCTCGCGGCCGGCTCGCTCGAGACGGGGGGCGCGAACATCAGCGAGGCGCTGCAGGCCATCCAGGACCTGCTCGCGCAGCTGCGCGGCCTCAACGGTACCACGACCGAGGGCGGGGGCCAGAGCGGCTTCTCCGTGAGTCGGTCGATCACGGAGTCTTCGGCGGAGGACCTCATCGGGCTCGCGCGCTCGCAGGTGATGCTCCTCGACGCGCTGCTGGCCCACGTGGCCGCCATCCGGACCGCGATCGCGCTCGGGCCGCAGCTGCCGCCGGCGACGGGGGGCGGGCTCCTCCCGGGCGCGGTCATCCACCTCACCGTGAACGTCCAGGCCGCGCCGGGCAGCGATGCCACCGCGATCGGGACGCAGGTCGGCAACGCCGCCGGCACGGCCATCCTCGACGCCCTCCTGGGGCGGTCCCTCGCGCTCACGCTGTACGCCCGCGGCCAGCTCACCGCCTAACCATGTGCACCGGCTTCCTCCTCAACGGCGCGGACGTCTGGGCGACCTACCGGCTGGCCCTCGAGAGCTGGGACGGCGCCTATGACGAGCCCGCGGCCACGTGGGTGCAGCAGCCCCTGATCGGCCGCGCCGGCGCGGCCCTGCTGGATCCGGCAGCCCGGGTGGCCACGCGCCCGGTCACGCTCGTCGGGGTGCTCCGCGGCACGGATGCGGCCGACGCGCGCACCAAGCTCGGGCTCCTGAAGGCCGCGCTCGGGGGCGCCGCCCCGGTGCGCCTCACCACGCCGGATCTGCCGACGCGCGAGCTGTGGGCCTACCGCGGCACGTGCGCGGTCCGCGAGGCGCCGGCGTGGCAGCGGGACCTCACGGTCACGATCGCCCTCACGGCGCTCGACCCGTGGTGGCGCGGTACGAGTGACACCGTCGTCGCGGGCATCGGCGCGACGCCCGTGGCGCTGCCGCTCGGCGACGCGCCGGTGCGGCCCGAACTGACGTGGGTGGGGGCGGCGACCGACCCCGTCATCACCGTGCGGAGCGGTCGAGATGCCCTGCCCGCCTATCGCATGACGGCTGGGGCGACCTCCGCATACCCCAATCCTGAGAACCTGATCGCCTACAGCGAGGCGCTCGACAATGGCGCGTGGCTGGCTCAGAACGTCACGGTGGCCGCGGATGCCGCCGTGCTGGCCACCGGGGGACAGCTCGCCGAGCAGCTGACCGTGACGGGCACGCCCGACGCCGGGCTGTTCTACACCACGCCCGCGCTCGTCGCGAACCAGCGCTACATCGGGGCGTTCGATGTCCGCGGCGGGACGGCCGCCTGGGCGTGGCTCGGCCTGCTCGAGAACGGCACGTGGCATCGTGCCTGGGTGAACCTTGCGACCGGTGCGGTGGGAACGCAGGCGAGCTGCACGGCGAGCGTCACGGCGGTCACGGGCCCCGACGGCCAGGTGTGGTACCGGGTCACCGTGGCGTGTACGGCGCTCTCGATCGGGAACATCGAAAAGAAGTGGTCGCTCGGCCTTTCGGATGCCGACAACAGCACCGCCGTCACGAACGGCAAGACCGCTTTCGTCGCGCGGGCGCAGTTTGCCCGGGCCCGCGCCGTGCTCGCCACGCTCGGTCTCACGACGACCATCGTCGCGGCGGATCGTCTGGTCGTCGACTGCGACGCGTGCACGGTGTCGCTCAACGGCGCCTCGAGTGCCAACCTCCTCACCAGCGGCGATTTCTTCGCGCTGGACCCGGCGACGGACGCGGATCTGGCTGGCGCGAGCTGGCCGACCCTCGAGGTGTCGAGCGGGACCCTGGCGGCGAAGTACCGGAAGCGCTGGCGATGATTACCGTCAAGGTCTTCCAGCGGCTCGAGCGCTGGAACCGCTCGGCCTATGCGCCTTCCGCGGGCGGTTGGCCGGGGCCGGGCACGCGGCAGGGGGTCTGGCCGCGCAGCGCGCTCTTCGCGCTCACGGTGCGGCACGCGCTCACCGGCGACCACCTCCTGACGGCGCAGCTCGACGCGCGGCACGCGGACTCGGCGGCCCTCGCGCGCGGCCAGGTGCTGCGCGTGCAGGACGCCGACCCCGCGCTCGCCGATGAGTACGAGGTGATCGACCTGGACCTCGATGCCACGGGCGGGATGCTCACCGTGACGGCGCTCGGCTGCGACGCATGGATGGCCCGCATCTTCCCGTTCTACGAGGACGCGCAGGGGCGCGCCCGGCTCGTCTACACCTACGAGAACCGGCCGGTCGAGCACCTCATCAACGACGCCTGCTTCATCGCGGGGAGCTATCACGGCAGCGCGCTCAACTTCGGGCTCGCGAACCCGGTGGTCCCCGTCCCGGCGCGGGTCAACGCAACCGTCAGCTGGGAGTCGATGCAGGCCTTCCTGCTGCGCACCGTCCCGCCGACCGGGAACGAGATGGAGGTGGTGCGCAACGGCATCACTGGCCCGACCTACGGCATCCAGCTCGTTGCGCAGCGCGGCGCGGGCGCCGGCACGCTCGACATCCGCGCCGGCAAGAACTTGAGCAGCCTGCGCGTGCGCCAGACGAGCCCGGAGTACGCGAATCGCGTCATCCCCAAGGGCGCCGCCGATTCGGCGCTCGACGCGGCCGCCGCCACGCTCGCGCAGGCGACGTGGAAGGTCGGCACCGTCACCGATGTGCCGGGGAGCGGCGGCGGCGGACTCGACCACGCGTGGGTGCAGCTGCTCGATCCCGCGGGCGGGCCCGGGCCGATCGCCTATGACGGCCAGTGGAGCGGCACCGCGCGCGGCTTCAACATCGTCTTCGCCCTGCTTAACGGCGTCGTGCGCAACAACGTGGTCGGGGGCATCACGGTCGGGGCGCACAACCTCTCCTCGATCCTGGATAGCCGCGCGGCCACGCAGGAAGTGCTGCTCGCCGGCTGCGCGGGCTGGCAGGCGACGGGCGACGTGGGCCGCATCGCCCCCTTCGCCGGCGGGTCGACGCTGCTCGACTTCATCAGCGTGGACCACATGCCGGCGCAGGCCCCGGCCGGCGTGCAGCCCATCATCCTCGAGTGCCCCGATGTCCCCCCCTACGCCAACTGGGTGCCCAATCCCGCGATGCGCGTGTGGACCGGGGGGGTCGGCGGGCCGCCGGACGGCTGGGCCGTCGTGGGCGGGGCGACGCTGACGAAGGACCTGGTCCACGTGCAGAACAGCCCGCAGAGCACCCGCGTACAGGGCGTGAACGACGGCGACGGGATCCGCACCGCGAACCTCACGCCGCTCGTGAGCGACATCCAGCGCTACGTCTCCGGCTACGCGCGGCTCTGGGTGGCCGCCGGGATGGCCCGGGTGGAGCTGGTGTTCACGACGCCGGGCGGCACCGTCGTCGTCCCCGCCGCGGCCCCCTTCGCGGTCCCATCGAAGACGGGCATGTGGGTCGAGGTCGGCGTCCAGGGCATCGACACCTACTGGGCCCAGAACGCGACGGCCGTCACGCTCCGGGTCGTGCAGCACGGCGCGACCGCGCTCGACTGCTACGTGCAGGCCGCCCAGCTCACCACCAGCGCGGCCCAGCAGGCCTTCACCGAGGGCGGCGGCCCGAACGCCCTCTGGCAGCGCGCCAACGCCGAGCTCCTGAAGCGCGTCGCGGTCACCGTCGAGGGCACGGTGACCTTGGCCGACCTCCACCGCGTGCGCGGCGCGGTCGGGCCGGATGCGGTGCAGCTCGGCCAGTCGGTGCGCATCACGCATCCCCTGCTCGCCACGCCGCTCACGACCCGCGTCGCGGAGGTGCTGCTGGACTACCTAACTCCGGGCAACACGCAGATCGTGCCCGCTGCGCAGCCCGCGCAGCTGTCGGCGCTCATCGCCAGCCCCGCCGCCACGCGCGCCGCGCTCGGCACGGCCGCCACGACCCCCGGGACCCTTCGCCCCCTCTGAGATGACCTCGCCGCCTCTCACGGAATCCGACATCGCCCGCTGGTTCTTCCGCCGCGGCGTGGCCATCATCACCGCGGCCGTGATGCTCGCGGGCGCCTGGACACAGTTGCGCACGGAGATCGCCGCGCTGCGCGTGCAGGTGGAGCAGATCGACGTCGAGGGGTCCCACGCGGTGCGGGGGATGCGCCCGGCGATCGACTCCCTGCGCGGGGATGTCCGGGAGATCAAGCGCTACCTGTGCGGCGACCGGCCGCTCTGCGCCCGGGGGGGCCCCCGGTGAGCCGCCTCGACCGCTTCCTCAACTGGGCCGCCGGCTTCTACGAGCAGGGTCGGGCGCAGAGCATGACGCGCTTCGTGGCCTTCGGCTGCCTGTGCGGCATGGCCTGCCTCGTGCTCGCGGCCGATGTGCTGGCGATCGCCTACGCCTGGGCGGTCGCCACCGGCAAGCCCGCGCCGGCCGATCCGTCGGGCGCGATCGCGGCGCTCGGCGTCCCCATGATCGGCCTGGCGGGCGCGGCCTACGGCGCCCTGCAGCAGCGCGGGAAGACGGCACCAGAGGGTTCTGGCCCCGCGGCTGGCGCCCCGGCGCCCCGCCTCACGCAGGTGCTCGAGGCGCCCGTGCGCACGATCGACCCGGTCGACGGCATCACCTACCAGCCCACGCGAGGGACGCCGTGACACCGGCCATGTACCTCGCATGGCTCGCCGGCTGCTTCACCTTCATCCGGGAGCAGGGCGGGAACAACCGCGGCCCCTGGGTCGAAGCGCTGCAGCGCGCGTTCAACGGCACGCCGGGGCAGCCCTGGTGCGCCTACTTCGTCTGCTTCGTCCTCACGCTCTACTACGGCGGGCGCGCCCCCTTCCGCATGAGCGGCGGCTGCGACGAGCTGCTGGCCGCCGCGGTGCGCGCCGGCCGCGAGCTGCCCGGCCCCGCCGTCGGCGCCCTGTTCTTCCGCCTCAACCCGAAGGATCCCACCGACGCCGAGCACGTGGGCTTCGTGGTCGACGTCCACCCCGACGGCACCTTCGACTCGATCGAGGGCAACACCTCGCCGCCCGCGACGGGCACCGAGGGCAGTCGCGACGGGGGCGGGGTCTACCGCCACAGCCGGATGAAGCCCGCCGGCAAGCGCTTCGTGACCGTTCTGCCGGCCGCCTGATCGCGGCCCCGCGCCGGGCGGCTCCCGGTTCTCGCTCCTCGAGGTTCGCATGCGATCCCTGCTCCGCTCGCGCTGGTCCCCGCTCCTCCTGCTCCTCGCCGTCGTCACGTTCGCCACGGGCTTCCTCTGCGTCGCCCCGGACACCGCGCACGCCGCCGTCGTCACCGCCTCGCACGTCGTCTCGCTGGCCCCGTCGGACTCGATCGGCGTCGCGCTCGCCGGCAGCTGGTGCCTCACGATCCGCGGGACCGGAGCGCACCACGGCGGCGGCGCCCACACCGCGGACAAGATCGGCCGCGACACCGTCCTGACGCTGCAGGCGCTCGGCCAGTTCGTGCGCGAGGCGAAGTTCGAGCTGACCACCCTCAACACCACGGCCGACGGGTCCGAGGAAGTCGTGCAGCCCGATACCGGCCAGCACATCGACTACCTGAAGGAGCAGGCCGAACCGCCGGCCGAGCTCGTGGGCGCCGCCTCCGAGGCCACCACGTGACCGCCGCGCGCGGCCTCCTGCTCGTCGCCGCCGGGTTGGGGGCACTGCTCCTCGTCGAGCGGTGCGCCACGCCCCCGGCGCCGATGCCGGCGGCCGCGCGCGACAGCGCCGCCACCGCCCTGCTCGCCCACTTCCACGCCGCGCACGATCGCGTGGCGCCGGAGACGGTGCGGGCGGAGCGGTGGCGGGTGCGCTACGACTCGATCCGGCGCACGGACACCCTGGTCGTGACGCGCGTCGACACGCTCACGCGCGACACGACCCGGGTGGTGTTCGTGCCGGCTGCGCCGGCGGATTCGGCACTCGGCGCCTGCACCCTCGCCCGCCGCACGTGCGCGACCGCCCTGGCCACGGCGGACACCGCCCTCACGGCGCTGGCGGCCGCGCGCGATGCCTGGCGCACCGAGGCACAGCGCCGGCGCTGGCTCAGCTGCGGGCCCGGCGTCGCCCTCGCGCTCGACGGCCAGCGCGTGCTCGTCGCCCCGGCCCTCTCCTGTCATGTCCCTCTCGTCTCCCGTTGACCATGAGCCCCGCGACCACCGTCCTCGACAAGGCCGCCTTCCTGCGGCGCCTCACCCTGCCCAAGCTCGCGGCCGCGCTGCAGCGCCTCCCCGGCGACGGCGTGGTCGCGGCGTTCCAGCTCTGGCTCCAGACGGTCACCGCGGTGGACCTCGCCGCCCAGGAGACGATCGACGGCGTCGGGTACCTCGAGGCGATCGGGATCCTGACGGCGGGCGAGGCGGCCGCGGTCCTCGCTCTCCCCACCCCGGCCGAGACGGGCGCCGGCAGCTGGTACGTCGAGTACGACGGCACCACGCACGAGCTGGTGCGCGAGGGCCCGGACCCGATCGCCCTGGCCGACGTCGGCGCGAATGGGCTCGTGGTGTATGCGCAGGCGCCCCAGCTCTTCGACCCCTTCACGGGGCGCCGGCTCCGCTGGTGGGACGCGGCCGCCCTCGACTACGTGGAGCGCAGCTGATGGCCCTCGCGGCGACGATGATCCTCGAGGTCCAGACCGGGGGCGCGGACACGAACGGCGGCGGGTTCAACCCCGGCAACGCCAACTTCCCCACCGACCTCGCCTGCGACGCGAACACGGGCAACACGGCCAGCCCGGTCGTGTCGAGCGCCTCCTACACCTTCGTCGCGGGCGACGTCGGCGCCTGGGTCTTCGTGAAGAGCGGCACGAACTGGATCCCCGGCTGGTACCCGATCGCGAGCGTGGCGGGTGGCAAGGCCACCTTGAACGCCGCCGTCGGGGCCGGCGTGCGCTACCTCAACGGCACTGCGGGCGGCCCCACCACGGCGGTGGGCTGCGGCACCGTGGCCACGCCCACGGCCGGTACGTTCGGGGTCGACTACTCGCAGGGCGGGTCCGCCCGCCTCGCCTTCACCGACCTCGTGATCGGGGGGACCACGACACAGTTCACGTCCGCCGGCAACCCCGTCGGCAAGAACTTCGTCGGGAACCACGTGCGGGTGACCTCCGGGACCGGCTTCACCGTCGGCACCTACGAGATCGTGAGCACGACGGGGACGACGGCCACGTGCGACCGTTCGCTCGGCACCGCGGCCAGCACGGGGGGCGTCGGCAACCTGGGCGGCGCGCTGGCCTCCCCGGGGATGGCCTACAGCCTCAAGGTGGCCGGGACCGACATCTTCGTGAAGGCGGGCACCTACACGCTCACGAGCACCACGGCCAACGTGAGCGGCGGGCGCCTCAACGACACGACGGGGGGCGCTTCCATGGCCAATCCCTCGATCCTGGAAGGCTACAACGCCGTCCGCGGCGACAAGGGGACGGCCCCCGTGCTCTCGGCCGGGGCCCTCACGGCCTTCACGATCATCGCCCCGGGCGGCGTCACCTACTTGATGCACGACAACCTCGTGCTCAACTGCAACTCGGGCGCCACCGTCATCGGGTTCGACGGCGGCAGCGCCACGCGGTCGTTCCTCAAGCGCCTGCAGTTCCAGAACGCCGCTTCCGGCGGCAAGGGATTTCAGGGCGGCGCCGGCGAGGGCATCCTCTGGCGCTGCACAGCGACCGGCTGCGCGGGCGCTGCGTTCGACATCACGGGCAGCTGGACGCTGGCCGACTGCGAGGCGTGGGCGAACACCGCCACGCCCTTCCAGGTGAACACCACCGGCGGCGCGGGCCTCATCCGGTGCATCGCCAGCGGGAACACCGGGGCCAGCACGGACGGATTCGGCGGCACCGGGACCCGTGGGCTCCACTTCAAGTCGTGCGTCGCCTACGGCAACGGCCGCCACGGGTTCAACCTGGTGAGCACCCAGCAGATCGTGCAGGACTGCATCGCGGAGGCGAACGGCGGGTTCGGCTTCACCTCGACGGCGGGCGTGAACGCCATGATCGAGCTGTGGAACTGCGCCGACTTCAACAACACCTCCGGGCGCAAGCACACGGCGAACGTCTTCGTCGACGTGAACCCCGTGACGGGGTCGGGGAGCTTCTTCACCAACGCCGCGAGCGGCGACTTCTCGCTCAACGCGACGGCGGGCGCCGGCGCGGCCGCGCGCGCCGCCGGACTCGGCACGCTCCCCCGCGGGACGTCGGGCGTCGGGTATCCCGACATCGGCGCGGTGCAGCACCAAGATGCGGGCGGGGCCAGCCTCGCCATCCCTCCCCTCACCGGAGTCCTCGCGGCATGAAGCACTACGGCGATTTCGACGCGTCGAGCGTGGTCTACATGAAGTTCTCGACGTTCCGCCCCTCGACGGGGGCGGCCTTCACGCTGGGGGGCACGCCCGCCGTCGCGGTCTACAAGGACGGCAGCGCGGTCGAGAGCACGACCGGCGTCACGCTCACCGTGGACTTCGACGCGCGCACGGGCATGCACCACGTGGCGATCGACACGAGCGCGGACGGCACCTTCTACGCGGCCGGCAGCTTCTTCGAGGCGGTCGTCACGCAGGGCACCGTGGACGGCGTGTCCATCGCGGGCGCCGTGGTGGGCGCGTTCACGATCCGGAAGAACTCGAGCCTCAAGCCCGCGACGGCGGGGCGCGCGGCGACGGTGGACGCGGCCGGGCGGGTCGACGTCGGCAGCGTCGGGGGCACGGCGCAGACGGCGCGCGACCTGGGCGCGCAGCTCGACGCCACCGTGAGCTCGCGCTCCACCTACGGGGGCGCGGACACCGCGGGCACGACCACGCTGCTCAGCCGCCTGACGGCGGGCCGCGCGACCAACCTCGACAACCTGGACGCGCTCATCAGCTCCCGCCTCGCGGCCGCAGGGTACACGGCGCCCGACAACGCCACGATCGCGCTCATCTACGCGGCGATCGACACGGAGATCGCGACCATCATCAGCCGGATCGGGACGCCGGCCGGGGCCTCGCTCGCGGTGGACATCGCCGCGGTGAACGCGAAGACGCAGAACCTGCCGGCCGCGCCCGCGGCCGTCAGCGACATCCCGACCACCACGGCGATCGTGAACGCCATCTTCGCCAAGGCGATCGACGGGACGCTCTCGTTCCTGAATGTCCTCGTGGCGGCGCAGGCCTACTTCACCGGGAAGGCGACCGGGATGGAGTCCGGCGGCACGCCGCGCCTCTACCGCGCGGACGGCACCACCGTCGCGGTCCAGGCGAACGGCGCCGACGACAACGGCAACCGCACCAGCACCACGGTGAACCTCTGATGCTGGGTCCCGGGCCGCGCTTCCTCGGCCGCCGGATGCGGCCCGGCCGCGTGTCGTTCCTCGGGACGGGCGGCGGCGCTCCGGCGCCCGTGCTCGGGATCCTCGCCGCGCGCGTGCGCACGGGGCCGGCCCTGCGGGCGCGCGTGCAGGACACCCCAGCCGCCGCCGCCCGCGTGCGCGACGGCGCCGCCCTGCGCACCCGCCTCAGCGATCGCCCGCGCGTCGACCCCTGACCTCTCTCGCCCATGCCGCCCATCACGCCCGTCACCGACACCGCCTGGGAACCGACGCGCCGCCTCTGGACGCGCGGCCAGCCGCGCGCCCTGGTCATCTGGGATACCGACCCGGCGACCGGGCTGCCGGGCTTCACGGATCCGGCGGGGGCGGCCGTTCCCAGCGCCAACGTCTCGAGCCTGCAGGCGCAGCTGGGCACGGACGACCAGCTGAGCGTCTTCACCGCGCTCGGCGCGGGCGCCGGGCCCTTCGGGCTCACCTACGACGGGACCGCGAAGCGCTGGCTCGGCTACTGCGCCTACGACGCGAGCTTCGACGGCCTCGCGAGCGTGCGGTGTCGGGTGACGGGCCAGCTCGCCGGCGTCACGGGGACCCTCGTGCTCGCGGACCTGGTCTTCCGGTTCGTGCCGGCGCCGGGGCGGTAGCCGCGGTGCGGCGTCAACTCCCCGAGGCCAGCAGCTTCGTGGCCTCGGCCGTGAGCGCCGTCTTCAGCAGGTCGAGCGACCCCTCGAGGCCCTTCTCCTTCAGGGCGGCAAACGCGCGCCGCCAGACGGTGTCGTTGCGGGCCTTCTCGAGGAACTCGTGTCCCTCCCACGTGAGCCGGTGCACGAGGACGCCAATGCGCTCGCCGCTGCCCCGGAGTTCTTTGCCCTCGACGAGCCTCTTCTCGATAAGCAGCGTGACGTGATAGTCGACGACATCCTGCGCCCAGCCCGGCAGCTCGTACATCTTGAGGTCGCCCGCATCGTGCCGCGTCGCCTCGATGTCGGCCAGGATCGCCCGCACCAGCTCCATGTTCAGCTTCATGGGGTCCTCACGACAGGGACGGCGACCAATCGCGCTCGGCGACGATCGCGAGGGGATGGCCGCGCTGCACCAGGTGCACCGCGGCCTCGATCTTCTGGCCGAACGACCCGTACATCCACGCGGCCGTGGCCGTCTCGCCGATGATCAGGTAGTCGGCGTAGCTCACGTTCTCGGTCACGCGCCCACCCTGCTCCTCGATCGCGGCCTTCACCACCCGCCGCGGCCCAAAGAGGAAAGTGCCCGTGAGCACGAAGCGCTTCTCGAGGTACTCGATCATGGGCACCGGATCCGTGAACGCGAGTTGCGTGGGGGCGGCCGCCGGCGCGCCCTGCAGGCCGGCATCGCCGCCCAGCAGGCGTTCGAGGTAGACCATGAGCTCGAGGCGCTCCTCGTCATCGACGTAGCCGTCAGCGCGGGCGGCTTCGATGCGCTCGAGGAGCTGGAGCGCTGGCCACTCCGGCAGCTCGGGGTGCCGCTCGACGAAGCGCGCGATGACGTCGATCTCGGCGTCGACGAGGCGGCGATCGGCCAGGGCGCCGCGGCACAGGCCGAGCAGCTCGCGGAACGCGCCGTCGATCAGGTACGGGCGCGCGAAGGCGCCCCCGCGGCCGAGGTCCTTCATGCGGTCGGCGTCGCTCATGGCCGGCCTCCTGGCACCGTGCGACCGCCACGCTCGGCCCGGTCCCGAATGAGTCCTTCCACCTCGCGCTCGAGGACGCCGCGCGTGCTACACTCCTCCGGGCTGTTCACCGCGCTCGCGCGCGTGGAGAAGCGCACGGTCATGATGACGATGCTCGACGTCGAATCGCCGCGCACGCGGATGTTGTAGATGGCCTCCGTCGGCTGCAGCTGGTCGCCGGCGCGAGAGCCGCAATCCGCCCACGGGTGCGCCGGCACCAGCATCGAGGCGGTATCGCGGCCCACCCGCCCCACCCGGCTCTCCTCGGCGACCACGAGGCCGCTCGAGCGATCGATCGTGCGGATTGGGATGAACCGCTCCGCCAGCTGGTCCACCACGGCGATCCACGTGCGCTCGAAGCTGGCCCGCACAACGGTCCCGGTGCTGGGCTGCGGAGGCCCCGGGGGAATGGTCTTCACGCACCCAGAGCTGGCCGCGACCGCTGCCGCGATCGTGGCGCGAACGGCGACACTAACCGTCCATTGACGCATCGTTCTTCCTTCGGGATGTTTTCGGTCCTGCTGTAGGCTCCCCAGGCAGCGTCGCCCGGTCGGCCGCGTCGTACCACGCTACTGCTTGTGCTCCATGGTCCCACCTGCCACCCCCACCCGATTCATCCTGCTCGCGCGCACGCACATCATCATCGCCGGCGTGGTGGTGCGCGAGGGGCAGCGCGTCTGCGTTGACCTGCTCGCCCCGGCCGGTCGCCAGGTGCGCATCATGAAGGACACGCCGCTGACGCCCGGCGCGGTGCTCGGCGCGATCGTTGACGGCGCGCTCATCCCGCTCGACGACGCTTCTTCGCAGGCGGTGGAGGAGCTGCGGAAGGCGGCGGGGTAACGTCGCGCGCGTGGAACTCCGTCACGGCGCTCACCTCGGCAGGCGCCGTCTCACGCATCGACGCTTCCAGCTCACGACGCTGCGCCTCCACGGCGGCCGCGAACACCTCAGCGGCGAACCGACCGGCGCGCTCCCACTGCTCAAGTCGGTAGCGGCGCAGGATGTCCGGAACGTCCGGCAGGTGCTCGGCCGCCCGAATCGGGCGCGAACCGAATAGCAGCCACTCCGGCTCGCGCCCGAGGGCCCGAGCGAGTCGCCAGATCGTATCAAGGTCGGGCTCGGAAGCCTCAAGCTCCCAAGTAGATACGGCCGCGTAGGACGCCCCGACCAGCTCACCCAGGCCAGCCTGAGTGAGCTTGCGCGCCACGCGCGCCTCCCGAATGCGTTGGCCCCACCCTCTTGACGAATTCACGCGATGCTTGTACGCTCAACCGTCGCTTGAAACGAAAACGCTTTCGCTTTCCTCAGAGGTAAGCATGACCCCGGCCGAGCGGAAGGCTGCGCTGATCCTCAAGGGCGCCGCGCACCACAGAATCGCAGCGAAGGCCCGTGTCTCGGGCGGGACGGTGTCTCGCGTGATCCACGGGCAGGCCCGGCATGCGCGCGTCGAGCGCGTGGTGTCGGAGATCCTTGGGCTGGCGCAGGAGGATGTGTTCGGCCCGGCGCCGGTTCCGCGGCGTCGGCTGGTGGGGAGCGCGCGCAAGTCTGCATGACCCTCACTCTCACCGCGCCGGTGACCGCCGGGGAGCGGGAGAGTTGCACAGCTGGACCCGGGCGCCTCGCCCAGGAGCGTCTCATGGACCGTCCCACGCAGGTCCTCAGCCTCGACGACTACCGCCGCCGCGTCAACGCCGGCGCGCGCGGCATGGTGATTCGCACGACCGACGAGCAGCGGCCGAAGAGCCAGGCGGTGCGGAACGCGCGCCGTGGCCTGCTGCGCCCGTGGTCGGGCCTCACGCGGCTGGTGGCGTGCGTGATCCGCGGCGCCGTCGACGCGCAGGTGGGCTGGGAGGTGCTCAGCTGGGTGGCGCGCCTCGAGGCCTACGTGCTGGCCGAGTGCCGCGCGCGGTGGCCGGAGGCGCTGTGGCCGCAGGACCCGCACCCGCCGGCGGCGACGTCGCCGCTGCGCCGCGCCGCCTGACCCTCTACGGGAACGGGGCCCCCGTGTGACCGCACGGAGACCCCGTCACCACCGCGCGGCGGTGTTCCGCCCGCCGCGCGCCAGCAATCTAGCGGATCGAGGACCTGCTGTCATGACCGCTGTGTCGATCGTCGTCGAGCCAGCCGCCGCGCGCACCCTCGCGGATGCGACGGGCTACCCGGGCACCGGCACCGACGCGCCGCTCACCCTCGAGCGCGTGCACCAGGAGGCCGACGAGGAGGGCGCCCCGCGCATCATCCGCGAGGCGATCACCCTCCCCAACGCGAAGCTCTGCGCGCGGCGCGTGGGCTCCCGGAAGCGGGAGTCCCTCTTCCTGCACACCGCCGGCAACCCCGTGGTCACGGTCGGGCTCGAGCTCTCGCGCGACGACCTGCTCGCGCTCGACGAGCTGCTCCCGATCTACCCGGACAAGGTCGTCCTCCTCGGCGCGATGCAGCGGCTGCACGCGCAGCTGCTCGAGGCCCGCACGGCCGCGGCGCAGCTCGAGGTCGACCGGGCGGCGCTCGCGCGGCAGGCGGAGCAGGACCGCGCCTGGGCGCAGGAGACGACGGCCCGGCTGGCCGACATGGAGACCACGATCGCCACGCTCACCGCGCAGCTGCAGCGCGCCGAGACCCGGAGCGGGTCGTGAGCGCGGCCACCCCCGAAGTGGCGGCGATGACGCTCGCCCTGCCGGCCGCGCTCGCAGCCCTCGGCTGGCGCAACGCCTTCCTCGCCACGGGGCAGGACGACGAGCGTCCCGCCCTCTACCGCACCCTCGCCGTCGAGTTCTTCCCGCGCGGCGTGCAGTTCGTGGCGACGAACGGGATCCTGCTGCTGCGCACCTGGGTGCCGACCCGCGCCCCCGAGGGGGAGCACATCGCCCGGATGCCGGAGCTCGACGAGGCGCCGGAGACGGCGGTGGTGGTCTCGGACCGCGAGCGGTTCGCGATCGGCTTCATGGGGACCCTGTACCGCACCGCGAGCGCGGAGGGCGGGTCGGGGCTGGATGTCGAGCTCGTGGTCGAGCCGGTCCCGGACGACGAGGCGGAGCCCGCCCTGGGCGAGGCCTTCGCGCGCCGGCGGCTCACCCTGCGAGCGCTCGGGCAGGCGCTGCACTGCACGCTGCGAGAGGAGGACTTCCCGAACTGGCGCGAGGCGCAGGCCGGGCGCGGGCTCGACGGTACCGAGCTGGTGGACCAGATGCGGATCGCCGTCGGGCAGTTCAAGACGGTGGGGCAGCTTCGCGGCGTGTCGTCGCTCGAGTGCAGCTTCGCTGGCGTGAACGGCGCGATCGCCCTGTACGCGATCGGCGAGCTCGAGGTGCGCGGCCTGATGATGCCGATGCGCCAGGACAAGGCGGAGGTCGAGGCGCGCGAGAAGGCCCGCCTGCGCGACGCGCTGCGGCGAGGCGATCGCCTCGTGTCGCAGCTCGAGGAGGCGCTGGCCCCCGAGAACATGACCCGCGCCTTGGGGGAGCTCGAGGCGGAGGGTGACGACCGGAGCCTCGCGGCGCAGATGCGCCGGGGGGAGGTCTCGATCGAGGTCAACGGCCGCCCAGTGGCGCCGCCGACGGCCCGCCCCACGAAGAAGGAGAGCTGACCCATGCCGAAGACGCGCGCGGCCGCCCCAGCGGCCGACAACCAGATCGACTTCACGATCGCGATCCCCGAGGCCGCCAAGGCCCCGACGATCGTGCAGATCCCGCGCAGTGCGATCGTGCCGGATCCGGACAACCCCCGCCTCGAGGCCGACGCGGACCTCCGCGCCTCGATCGCGAGCCAGGGGATCCTCGAGCCGCTCACGGTGTTCCCCGCCCTCGGCGGCTACCAGCTCGTCGACGGCGAGCGCCGCTGGCGCGCGGCCGAGGGCGTGCTCGAGTCCCTGCCCTGCATCGTGCGCGAGGATCTCGCGGACCCGGCGCGCCGGCTCGCCGCGCAGCTGGTGGCGAACACGGGGAAGCCGCTCACGCCGATCGAGTGGGGCCGCGCGGTGCGCCGCCTCCTGGACGCCGGCGCCGGCTCCCTCGAGGAAGTCGCCCGGCAGCTCGGGAAGCCGCGCTCGACGATCGCGGAGCACGCGAAGCTGCTCGACCTCGGCCCCTGGGTGCCCCTGATCGAGCGTGGGCGCGTGCCGAGCTCTTGGGCGGTGCGGGTGCTCTTTCCCTACGCCGGCTGCCCGGACGCGGTGCACGCGGCGGCGCTGGCGTCGCCCTCGCTCCTCGAGTTGTCCGAGGACGGGGTCGAAGGCGACACCATCGACGGCTTCGAGGCCGACGTGCGGCAGGCCTACCGCCCGCACCTCTACCCGATCGGGAAGTCGAAGGACGACGAGCGGCCGCGCTTCTCGACCAGCAAGCATGACGCCGAGTGCAGCTGCGGCGGCATCACGGTGGAGCTCGACTTCCGGGGGAAGCGGAAGTGCTGCGGCAACCCCGAGTGGTGGAAGCCGCTCGACGCGGCCGCGAAGAAGGCCGCCAAGGCGAAGGAGAAGGCGAGCGCGAAGGCGGCGCCGGCCCGGCCCAGCCGGCCGAAGGGCCCCGTCTTCGGGAAGCTCCCGGAGGGGCACGAGCGCCTGCAGGCGAAGTCGTTGTACGAGGCGCCGAAGGGCCACGTGTGGCTCACCGAGTTCAACGGCTGCTGGGCGACCCGCGACCGTCAGGGCGGGGAGTGGGATGCGCGCGTCGTGGTCGCCTCTGCCACGCCGGCCGAGCTGGCCCGCGTCGTGACGCGCGAGGGCGAGCGCGTCGCCGTGAAGACGTCGGCGCTGCGCGATGCACAGAGCGAGTGGAAGGCGCGGTGGGAGGCGCGCGCACAGGCGCTGGCCGCCGAGGTCGACGCGCGCGCGCAGGCGTTCGCGCCCCTGAGCGATGCGGTCGCGCGCGCGGTGGTGCGCCTTGCGTTCGCGGACGACACCTGGCGCGCTCGCCAGCTGCTCGCGGCCTACCTGCCGGCGGCCGAGAAGCACCTGAAGGAGAGGGACCTGACGCCGCACGTTTCGCTCCACGACCACGACGCCGCGACGCTCGCGGGCCGGCTGCTCGCGTCCGGCGGCAACACGATCGAGCAGATGCTGCAGGACGAGCAGGAGGCAGCGCGGAAGGAGATCAGGGCCTCGCCCGTGCCGTTCCTGGGCGCCGAGCCCAAGGTCAAGGCGCCGACGGCCAAGGCGAAGCAGACGGTGCCGCAGAAGGTGCCGGCGTACATGGCGCCGATGCAGCCGTCGGCCGCGCTGGCGGCGATCGTGGGCGACGCGCCGCTGACGCGCGTGGAGATCACGAAGCGGCTGTGGACCTACATCCAGAAGCAGGGACTGCAGGACAAGAAGAACAAGCGGATGATCCACGCCGACGAGCTGCTTCAGCCGATCTTCAAGGCCCGGTCCGTCAACATGTTCGACATGACGAAGCTGGTGAGCAAGCACCTGAAGCCCACGGCTGACGCCGCCAAGGCGCCGAAGGCCGGGAAGGCGAAGGCCGCCGCGCCGGCGCACGAGCCGCTGTGGGATGACGACGACGAGGAGCTCGACGAGGAGCCCCTCGACCTGGACGAGGAGGAGTAGCGATGCGACGCACCATGAGCCAGCGCGAGGCGCGTGACTGGAAGCGGCGCGCCCTCGCGGCCGAGAGCAGGCTGCGGCACCGGGAGGGGGCGATCTTCGCGGCCTACGGCGGCGATGTGCACCTCGGGCACCTGCCGGCGACCGAGAAGATCATGGAGGCCGTGCGGGTGGCCGAGGCGCTCGGGTGCGTCACGGTGGCGCGTCGCACCACGCGCTTTGGTGGTCCCGCCCTCGAGTTCATGGCCATCGCCCAGACCCCGCCGAAGGTGGCCGGCGCGTGACCACGTTCATCGCCTCCCTCGAGACCGAGGTTCCCGTGAGCCGGTCCATCAACCACATCCGTGAGCTGGTGGAGCGGTTCGGGGCGCGCGAGTTCTCGACGCACTACGATGCGGCCACCCGCCCGATCGGCATCGGCTTCACGGTGCGGGACCCGCGCGTGACCGGCGACGAGCCCGTCTACCTGCCGGTGCAGCTGCGCGCGCCGACCGAGACGATCTACAAGGCGCTGCTGGCGTCGAAGCGCCGCAGCTACTTCATCGCCACGCAGGAGCGGTGTCGTGCGCAGGCGGAGCGCGTGGCGTGGCGGAACCTCCACGACTTCGTGCGCGCCTCGCTCATCGGGGTCCAGACCGGCATCATGTCGCTCGGCGAGGCCTTCATGGCGTCGCTGGTGGTGACGACGCCGGCGGGACCGGAGCGCCTGGGGGAGATCGTCGCGCGGGGGAGCCTGCTGCAGCCCGTGCGCGGGCAGCTGCGGCTCCTGGCGCCCGGGATGCGGGAGGGCCCGACGCCATGAGCTCCACGGCCACCCTCGAGGAGGTCCTCGCCGACGCCGACGAGCAGGCGCAGATCCTGCGCCGGTCGGGCTACGAGCGCCATGCGGACTCGATCGCGGAGCTGGTGAGCGCGGTGCGGGGGGCCGCGCGCGAGTTCCTCGAGTTCGCCCCGGAGACGGAGGCGATGCTCTTTTCCGGGCAGACCCGGAACTGGCTGCGCGATCGGTTCGCCGGCTGGGAGCGCCGGGGCCACGCCAAGAAGGAGAAGGGGATGCGCTACTACCGGTTGTGCGTGCTGCCGCGGCGGGCCGAGCCCGCGCGGGCGCGTGAGGCGGGCCGCGCGGCGGCACGGCAGGGGGCGGCATCGTGACCGCCCGGAAGAAGCGGCGCGAGCTGCTGCGCCTGGGGAAGCGGGGCGACCTGATCCGGATCGTCGCCGATCGCCGGGCGGGGCGCGTGATCGCCTACTACCGGGACGCGGCCGGGCTCAAGCACAAGCAGAGCTGGCCGGACACCCCGGAGGGGCGCACCGAGGCGTTGGCGTGGGGCGAGGGGTTCTTCGAGGAGCGGAAGCGGATGGCCGAGGAGGCCGCCCGCGCCGGCGCCGCGGGCCCGGCCCCGATCACGCTCGGGGAGCTGTGGCAGCGCTACGCGGCGCTCGAGTTCGAGCACCTGCGCGCGGCGACGCGCCGCACGTACACGTGGCAGTGGGCCCGCTTCATGCGCTTCTTCGGGCCGGAGCGGCTGGCCGTGAGCCTCACCAAGGCCGACCTGGTCGAGTTCCGGGTGGGGACGCGGCAGGCCGGGATCGTGTCGAACCAGATCCGGCAGATGCTCGGGACGGCCCGGCTGGTCCTCAACTGGGGGATCGAGCACGAGCTCCTCGCGCACCACGCGCTGGTCGGGTTCCGCTGGAAGCAGCATCGGGACGAGCAGCCCCTCGCGCCGGCGGAGTACACGGCGGAGGAGTTCGAGCGGCTGCTGGCGGCCCTGTCGCCGCAGCACCCGAAGCAGTGGCGCGCCTGGGTGTTCCTGATGCTGGCCGGGCACCACGGGCAGCGCGCCAACGCGGTGCAGCACCTGCGGTGGGCCGACGTGGATCTCGACGCCGGCGTGCTCACGTGGGCCCGCGAGTACCAGAAGCAGGGGAAGGCGCTCGAGCGCCCCATCACGTGGCCGATCCGGTCCGCGCTGCTCACCGCCCGCCACTGGCGGGAGACGGTGCGGCAGGGGCCGGTGCTGGCGCGGCGGAAGGTGGCCGCGCGGCCGGAGCGCCTCGACGCGGCCGACTGGGTGCTCTTCGCCGAGGGCGACAAGGCGCGCCCGGTGAGCTACACGAGCATGCACTACCAGCTGCGCCAGGCGGAGACGCGGGCGGGGGTGCCGCACCGCCCGTTCCGCGGCTTCCACGGGCTGCGGCGGATGGTGGTGGGCGAGACGATCGCGGCGACCGGGGACCGGATGGCGGGCCTCGAGGTCGTGGGCGACACGGACCCGAAGCAGCTGAAGAGCTACGACCGCCGGCAGCAGGAGCGGGTGCAGGCGGCGCTGCAGGCGCTCGACGAACGGCAGGCGGCGACGACGGCGTTGCCGAAAGTGTCCCCGAAGTTTCCCGAAATGACGAACGCGCCCGAGGGCGCGTTGGAGGTCGAGGACTGA